ATGTCGCCATATTGGTCAAACGCAAGGATCGCGGGAAACTCGTCTGGATCAATAAACACACCCGCGCCGTCCAGCCCACCAATAATCCTGTTTCCGTTTTCGTCAGTCGTTGCGTATCGCTTACCAGCATCAACGCGGTAATAGCCAACGTCTAAACGAAGATCTCGCCAGCCGCTTGTGTCGTCAGATAGCTTTGCCCATCCGCCAGTGCCTTGCCGTACAAAAAACGTGTTAGCCGGAATCCCGCGTTTGTATTTGCAAACGTAATCCACTTTCCAAGCTGGATAGCCACCGTACGATCCGTACTCAGCAGCAGTCACAATCAGCAAAAGCTTCTTAGGCCCAAACGTGCGAAACGTTGTTTTGTTGACCTTCATGTTGCGTTCCATGATGGTCCGCAACTCAAGCCCTCGGTTGCTCATGTTTGCTGGCTCGTACTGCGTGAACTTTGTCACCGCAATCGGCAACGCTTCCATTCGCGCTTCGTCAAATCGCTGATACGCGGAATTGACGTACGGGAATCCAGATGCGTCCGTGATGCGAAGAATGTCCTCTGTTTCGATGTCCGCTCGCCAAATTGGAATCCATGTCGTCGGGTCAAGGCTTGGATTGTCTGGGTTCTGCTGCTGGTCGTTACGCGCTGAACTAAACTCAGCCGTCACTTCCCAGTAAAGCGGGTTTGTTTCCTGCCGTTCACAATCTTTGCCAACGCAAACCGCGCCGCTTGATAGCGTTGTGATGCCGACAATTGGCAAGCCAGCGGTTGTTAAAACCGTAAGTCGATCTTCGTTTTTGGTTGTTGAGCGAACGACGTACGTGTAGCTTTCTGCAATTTCGATAAACTCGCCATTGCGTCGAATCGATCCGCTTCCATTCCGTCGCTCGCCAATCAATGTCGTGGTCATCGCGCCGCCCTCACTGGTTTAAAGGCCGCCGTGTTCTTTGCGATTTCTTGCAGTTGCTTGTTGCTCTGTTCGGCGATCCACAGTTGCCGCTTTTCGGTGTCCTTTTGCTTGCCTTGAATCTCGGCCAACTGCTTGAATGCGCCCGCGTCGGCAAGCTTCAGGGTAGCCACCTGGGACGTTCCACGCTCAGATGCCGCCTTCTTGGACTGTTCTTCAGTCACGCGCAGAATCTCGCGTTCTGCATCGGCAATGCTCAAAGCGTTAGCGGCAACCAAGCCTTGTAGCTCGGTAATCGTCCTGGCGATGGTTTCGGCGGGAGTCTCAAGCTCCTTTCGAATCTTAGCGGCTGCTTCGGTCGCTTGCTTGGCCTGATCCTTTTGCAGCTTGTCGGCTTCCTCTTGAGCCTTCTTTTCTGCCTCCAACGCCGCCAGCTTCTTTTCCGATGCCATGATCTCGTTCGTCTGTTCCATCGACAAACCACGCTGGCGAAGCTCATACGCTCGCTGCGCATCATCGCCCTTGGTCAACGCTCGAATCTTGCCTTGGATCGATTCGATTGTGTTGTAGTATTCGAGCGCTGCGCGTTCTGCATCCTCTTGCGCTTTCTTGATCGCGTCGGCTTCTGCCTTAGCTGCTTCCTCGGTCGCTTTCAACTGTTCTTCGAGCTGTGCGGACGATCTTGCTAGGTCCGATGCCGCAACCGATGTTTCACGTAGGCTTTCCGCGCCGCCGCCGATGATAACCAAAGCTTCGGAAACCTCGCCTACCATCCTGTCGCGTGCGCTTCCTATCGTGTTGAACAATCGCGTTATAGTGTCGTCCATGACGGCTGTAGCTCGTTCCTGGCCCTCTGTCATCGACCACGTAGACGCTTCGATTTCCTTCATTGCCTGTGCCACGTTTCCACTGATCGCAGCATTCGCCATCTGGGAATCACCAAATAGCTTTTGCGCCATGGCTGCGCGTACGGATCGATCTTCAACGCGGGAAATAGCCTCGGCCACGGTCTTAAACTGTTCGGTCGCATCCATCGACGCCAAAGACTTTGCATCGAGTCCCAACATTTCCAAAACCTTCTGACTCTTGCCCTGTCCGACTGCTGCCATACCGATTTGCGTTTGTAGCTGCTTGATGCCTCCAACAGCTTGCGAAACATCCACGCCGGCCACCTCGGAAATGGCTTGCGTTAGGATTCTCATTTCCTCTCTTGTTTGCCCAATGGCTGCTGCTGCATCGATCTCTTTAGCGATTCGATCAACGCCACGTAGATACTGATCAATCGCAACGGCTGCCCCTGTCAGAACCAAGCCAAGAGCGCCTGCCCCTGCCGACATGGCGCCCATCGAACCCGTAGCGGCCTTGGTGGATCCTGCTACCTTCCAATTGCCTGCGGAGAATTCTTGCTGCTTGATGAATGCGGATTCCATCCCTCGGCCAAAGTCGTTGAGTGATCCAGTCGTCTTATTGAAGTCGGCTTGCATCACCGAAAGTTTGCTGTTGGCGAAGGCCATGTTTGCCTTACGGGTTTCGTCATTGGATCGCTGCTGCGCCTTGGTGACTTGGTCATAGGCTTGCTGCTGAATCTTCAACTTGGTGTTGATAACGTCCAAGTCGGCTTTCCGCTGGCGGTTTACCATTTGCTCCGCCTCGGCCAGCTCCCGCGCTGCAATAGCTGCTGTTCCGTACTTGTCTTGTAGATGCGCGATCGCTTTAGCTGCTGCGTCGGCTGTGATCTGCTCGGCCTTGAGTGCGCGTTCCACGAGGTCCAATCCCTCGGTCAAACGGTCCGCGTCTGTTTTGCTCGCTCGCTGGATTGCGGCCAGCTTTGCAATCTCGTTTCGTGCTAGTTTTGTTCCGTTAACGACACTGTCAACGCTCATGCGGATTTGGAAATCCGCGCCTGCTGTAACTGTCATTTGAACCTCTTACGCATGATGCCCAATGCTTCCATTCCGCTCATCAATTTCGGTTTCTGCTTCGGTGCTTTAGGTGGCTGGTAATCGCTTGGCATAAACTTTTTCCAGTTTGTATGCTTTCGATCAACGCCACGAGTAGCTGCAAACACGCTTGACATTAAGCTGATCTGTTCCGCAATGTGCGCCGATTGAATCCACGGATTACCCCAAGGCTCCATTCGGTAGTACGCTTGCCAGTAGTCAAGCAACTCGTCATCGACTGTTTCGAGCCACGCGAACGGGTCGTCGATGCCAAGTTCCAGGCATAGACGGAAAGCAAAAATTAGCCTTCCGTCGCTGGCAAGTTTTTTTCAATGTCCTCGGTTGGTTTGCGCGAGTTGAGTTTGTGAGCAACTTCAAACAAGGCATCAGCATCGAGCGGGTCAAGCTCAAGCAGTTCGGCGCGATCGTCGTCGGCAAACAAGCGAACGCCCGATTCGTCGCAGATGGTGCGAATCAACAACGCATCCTGGCTTGCTTGAATCGCATCTAAACCACTGTCCTTGGCTTGCAGAATTTCCATGCGGTACGATGACCGCTCGCCAGCCGTCATGCGTCGAACGTACGCAATCAACTCGCCGTCAACGCTCACCGCTTCGATCTTGGCTTGCTTGCCACGCTGCAACAACGCTGCCTTAGTCGTCATCCTCTTCCTCGCTCGCTACTTGCTCTAGGTACTCTTCGCATTCCTCGTCCGTGAGCACTTGTGCCATTGCTTCCGGTATCGGTCCGCCCTTTAACTCTTCGCACTTGCGACGAATCTCCTGCTTGGTTTCTTCGTCGTAGTTAATCGCAATGATGTTTAGCGGCGCGTTTTCCTGCTGGCCCAAGTAGCCGCACAAATGACCGTTGACGCATACTCGCCACTGGGCAAAGACTGTGCCGTCGTCTGCAATGTGCGGCTCAAGCGTAACGTTCATCATGGTTAGGTGCTCTTCGTAAATGCTGGGCCAGTTCCACCGTCAAAACGGACTTCGTATTCTGCTTCTTGCACAACTCCGACAGCCAATTCTGGATGCTTGTACCGCTTGAAGAATCCAGTCCCAGCCATCGTTGCCGCCCCGGCTTCACCGCCGTTTGCTCGCAACGGAAAGGTTACGGTGCAAGTTTCTGGAGTGGTCGCGATTGTCGGCAGCGTCAGTCCAGTTGGAGCAAGGATCGTCACAACAACCGATCCGGCGTTTTTCAAATCACCAGCGATGGTTTTGAAAAATCCAGAAGTGTCGAGAGTCGAAACGTCATACTCTTCAACAGCCCATTCAGGCAAAGTGATCTTGCGAACCTTGGCCGCAAAGGTTGTCGAAGAAAAGGCAATCGTTGCCCCGCTTCCTAAGTCTGGTACGTCTGTAACTGGCATTTGGAATTCTCCTTAGCTTGCCGTCTCGGAATAGTAAACCATGAAATCTTGACTCACGACAAAACGCGAATCGTCACTGCCCGGATCATCGCTGTCGATAAATGTTCGTTGTCCGCTTTCAAGCTCGACGTTGTTGACGTAGACGCCATTGGTCGTGCCTCGTAGCGTCATCAGCCCGCAATCTTTGATTGCTTCGGCAACTGCATTTGCTGACGCTGGCGTTGAGCCGTATGCGTCGAACTGCAATCGTGCTCGCGCCAATCCTGCAAGTCCAGTTGTCAGTTTGTGTTCGTGTAAAGTGCTGATCTTGGTCAGCGTTACGCATGGCAAAGTTGCGTCTTGCGGTATCTTTTCGCGGTACATGCGTTGGCCGATCAAAGTCGATACGCTCGACTGCGATACAAGCCATTGACGCACTGATGCCGCAACGTCTGCCATTAGGAAAGCTCCGACGACTTTTGCTTGATCGTTTGTTCAAATGCCGACTTCCATTGAGGCTCCGTTTCGTCTGCTGCTTTCTTCAAAAAGTTTTCGTAGATTTTGAAGTCTGCACGCTTGCCCCAAAAGAATCGATTGCGACCTTTGCCAAAGTTAAAGTTGATGTGGTTGCCAATAGGCCACGCTGCGCCGATGTGGACAATCGATCCTCGGTCGTACTTGCGAATGTAGAAGGTAAGTGACTTATGCAATGGTTGCTTTGGTTGTTTGTTTGCGGCAATCGCTTTCTTGCTTAGCTTCTTGACCGATCCAGTTCGCTCGCTTCGTGGTGCAAGCTCTCGCGCACGGTCGCGAATGATCTTGGCAGCCGCTTTTAAGCCTTCGTCGATCACTTTGAAATGCAATCGATGCGGAAGCGTTGCTAGCGACTTGTCGATTTGGCTCAAATCAAAGTTAATCTGTACGGAATTGTTAGCCATCTGCGTTCACCGCCGCTTGGATTTCAAGGTATCGCGTTTGGCCGTCGATTGCGTTGACTCGAACGATGCCGTATGTATCGCCGCCGAAGCTGATCCGGCATTTTGGGTTTACGCTTGGCACATACCGAAGCGTAAACAAAGCCGTCGCCGTCGCTTCGATTTGCCTGCCACGCCGAATCTCACCGCCGCTTACTTGCTCGTAGCTGCAAGGGACGTTTGCCATCAGCGTTGACCATGATTTCGACACGTGCCCATCGTCGCCAATCGTTTCGGTAAACGACTGGATCGTAATCTTGTGCCGCATCTGGCCGGTTCGCATTGATGTTGGTCGTCCGCTTGTCATGGGTAGCTACTCCGTGCAAGTCGAATCACCAAATCTTCGTAGGCTTTGCGGTTGTAAATGGTTTCGTTTGCCAGCATGTCTCGGTTTTCGAAGTCGTAACCGATCAACAGCAACATGCACTGCTTGGCAAGCATCGGTACTGACGAAGCGTTGTCACCGAATCCGGCAACGTAAGTAATCGTCACTGCATCCCAGTCACCTCGCACTGTCGGCCAAAGCTGGTTGTACTTCAACAGGATTCGCTGCCGCGCTGCATCAAGTGCATAGACGCTCGTTGGCAATGTGGTTGCGGTCCCTGCGTTGTCCTTGTAGACGATGCTGGTAATGCTCTGGATTGGTCGTCGCGTCAACTGAATGCCGTCGCCGTAATCCTCGAAGTCGTCCGAAACATGCGTCCATGTCTGCGTAATCAACGCCATGCCGCTATCGTGCTCGACTTGCTCGCGCGCCTTCTGAATCAATGCAGCAACGTAGCTATCGTGGCTTGTGTCGCTTGCCGCTATGTTGAGATGCGTTTTGGCTTCGGCTGTTGTCAGCGGTTCCGACGCTGGAGCCACTGTCCGCGTTAGGCTGTAGTTCAGCAACTCTTCCATCTTGGATCACCTCCGCAACACCACGCTGCACCAACAATTGACCGATTGGATTACTGACCACAATCGAGCGGCCTGCCATTCCAAACGGACTAAGACGCAACAACCGCAACTGCATGATTGCTCCAATCCGCTGGGTAAATGTGTCGAACGTTTAGGTTTTCATCGGCAACCGAAACAACTTCTTCCAAGTGACCGATTCGGCATTCGGTATCGACGTAAATGCTGTTTCCGGCAAGTCGCCACTGATGCCAAAACCAAATGTCGCAATCAAGTTTGTTTCCGTTCCAGCTTCCGTTTTCGTCTGGCTGCGAATAAAACCAAGGCTTCGATACGCTTCGCAACTTGTCGAGCTTAATGACTGTCAATCCAAAGTGAGCTGTCGTCACCTTGACCGGACTTCCATCGATCTCGATTTCGGTTACTTGCCCATGCGTCAGCAGTGGCGATTGCAAGCCGCGCCGTATCTGGTAGGCAGCAAGTGCATCGATTGATTGCTCTTGTGCCGCAACGTCCAACAGCCTTTGGATGTGATCCGGCGTAAAAACCGAATCGCCATCAATCGTTAATGCGTATTCGCAGTCCGTATCACACAACGACTCAAGCATCTTTTGCATACACTGCCCATAGTAAACGCCTCCGCTAACCGTCAACGGAATGCCTTTCTTGTTCAATGCTGCTTCAATTTGCGTTCTGCACCAAGTGTGCTCGTACCTTGCCGCAGTCATCACTGCCGCCACTTTAACTTCCATCGTTTTCGCTCCGATTTGGTTGATGAAACTAGCCAATCACAACGTTGGCTGGGACTGACGTATATCGTTCCGTCTGCAACGATGCCGACGCCGAAACGTTGACTGCGCCGTTTGTCGTTGTGTCTGGCGTGACCGTCAAACGCAAGTATCGCTTTCGTCCTTTAAGATCAACGTGGTTTGTGGCAATAACCGCATTCGTGTTGTCCACGGTTCGGTTAAAGCTGCTGTTGAACGTTGCAAAGTTCGAAGCGGTCGTGTCGTCCGATTCCGAAAGCTGCAGAACAACGTTCGTGCTGTTCGTGTTTGCCTCCGAAGTAATGACGACGCGAATCGTTGCGTAATCTGCGCCGATGCAGTCCAAGTTCGCGGTTCTTGCCGTTGTTGCCGACGCAGCCAAAGGTGCCAGCATGACGCTATCAACAGCCTTTTGTTGAATGTGCATTTCAATCAATTCCTGTTTTGGATTGTGTTTTTGTCTAGGAAAAAGAGCGGCCCGAATTACTCCAGGCCACTCAGACCAATCGGAGCGAAACGACTGGATTAGGAAGCGGTCACAAGTGCAATGACTGCACCAGCCGCGTTGGAACCTTGGTACGTGCTCGACACGCCATCATGAACAACGATGTCAAATCGTTCGGTTGCCATGACAGCCAAAGCATCCGAAGTGAAGTACACTTGGTCGCTTTGCTTGATGGTCATTCCGCGGCGAGTGCCCATCTTGCAAGCCAAGTTCAAATCGCCGTAGTAAGCGACGATTTGGCTAGCTGCATCCGTGGACGGGAGCACTTGCGCAAACTCGACTGGCGCACCCAGGAACATTGGCTCGCCACCCATTGCAATGTTGCCAACAGTGTTTCCACCCGCAGCAATTTGCAACTGCTCCATCGACGCATAATAAACGGCACTGTTAACGTACCATTTGTTCTGTGCACCTGGGTAAACCTTTGCCTTTGCCTTGACTGCGTGATAGTCAGCAAGCGTCAGCTCAGCAATGGTGTCATGACCAGTTGCCGCCGTTGCCTTCGACAATGTGGCAAGAGCGGTTTTCAATCCGAGGATTCCGCCATAGGTCGAAGTTCCATCACCATTGAAACCGCAATCGTCCTCTTTGATCGCCATTGACTGAGCAATCGAACCAGCAAGGATCCCAGCGATTGCAACCGCTGAATCCTCATTGACTTCCGACGAAATCGGTCCGCAAAGGATAGCAAGCTTCTTTGCGTCGATCTGCACTTGGCCGAGCGAAACATCGCTTGCCGTGGGTGCGGTATTTTCGCCAACAAAGTAAGCCGTCAGTTCTCCGGTCAGCTTTGGTACAGTCATCTTGCCGCTGATCGGCAAAGGCCATTGAACCATGTTGCGACGGAAAACGCCGTACTGTTCCCGCAAAACAACGATTGCGTTTTCCATTGGCTCAGGAACCAGGAATCCGCCTTTCGTGTTGTCTCCGGTGCTCATTGCGTTGCGAACCAATCCGTGTTCACGGCAATAGTTGCGAGCTTTCTTGTTGCCGAACAACGTCGCCAAAATGAACTGGCCGCTGTTATAAGCATCTTCGTGGCTCGCGAAACCCTTTGGAACTGGACCGCGTGCAAAAGTAATCTTTGGCTTTTGTGCTTCGATCATCTGCGATCCGCGCTGCGATGCCTTGGCCCGCATGATCGATTCAACTTTTTCGGCTCGGTCCAGGTCTTCTTCGAGCTTCTTTTGCTCGTCGCCGGTCAGCTTGTCAACTTCGGCTTTTTCTTCAGCCGTCAACTCGCGACTTTCCTTCGTCGCAACCTCGACAATGGCTTCAACTCGCTCTGCCGCAAGTGCCATTGCTTCCTTAATCTGTGCTACTGTTCGCATCTGGAATGCCCTTTTTCTGGTTGGCATTCCCACGAAAAAAGGCTGGTAAATGCCAACGTGGAAAGAAACGTAAAAACGTACCTTTCGACGCCTGCAATCCCCAGCCTCCTAACGAGTTGACCGAATGATTCGCGGTTCGAATTGTTTGACGCTCAAAATATGACGCGCAGAAAAGAGGTCGTCAAGAGCTTGCGCGCATTTTGAGCAATTTCGCCTTTGCCCTCATGACCGAGTATTCTTGCACCGGCTTGCCGCAATTCTCAGGTGGCTTACGAAACCAGCTCGCAATCGTCGGCTGCGCGTCTGGAACATCTTCGCCGCTGTCAGTTGCCAAGCCAGCATCGATGGAGTCTTGGACGTTGAACCAAGTCTCGTCGTCCATCATGTTCATAATCTGCGCTGGTGTTTTGTCTTTGATGTACTCGGAGTAGATTTCAACCAGTGACTTGTCGTAGCTCTTGAGCATGTTTGCCACTTGGTCAAGGTCGTTCGCGTTACCCATCGCAATCGTCATTGCGCGATGTATCATGAAGCGACCTCCTTTGCTAATAACTCGCTTCGATCCAGCAAGAGCAACGATAGACGCCGCTGACGCTGCCAATGAATCGACGTACGTTGTGACGCCTGCCGGATGTCGCTTCAATGCGTTGTAGATCGCGATGCCTTCATCAGCAACGCCACCCGGCGAGTTGATACGTACGTGAGCATGACCACTGATCGTGCCTAGTGCATCAATGACGCTTTTGGCCGTAATGCCTTCGCCAAACCAATCTTGGCCAATGGTGTCGTAGATGTAGATTTCGCCTTTGCTTTCTTCGCAGCGAACGGAGCCAAACATTCTCATTTATCTTGCCCTTTCAAAATAGACTTAGCCAAAGCGTCCGCCCGCGCTTCCCATCCTGCAACCATTTCCGAAACCGATGTCAGCAGCTCGTCGGAATTCTTTGCGACTCCTGCGCAATCGAGCAACAATTGCCGCGACTGTTCGCAATGGATCGCTGCAAGCTCTGTTGATCCGCCAAGCTCTTCAATTACGTTGCCGATTGTGCTTTGCCAGCGATTGTAAAAATCATCCATCCAGCCGCAAAAGTCTTTCGCCTTGCATCCGTTTCGAACGCGCTCGCATTCAACCTTGATTAAATGCTTGATGCGACTCGATACCGATGCTGATGTGGGGTCAATCGAGCTTGATTGCGTTGCTGGTGGCGATGTGCTTTGGTCGTTGCGTGACTTGACGTTTGGATTCTCGTACTTGTCGCCGCCCTCGTACGGGTTTTCATCCAGCTTTGCGCGGGCTTCGTTAGGGCTGTATATCGTCGCTTCAATTGAACTTCGCAATAGGTCAATGGTCGTTTTCATGTCCGTTTGCAGCAACGCACCTTGATGGAACTTGAAGTACAATTTGTGCTCGCGTCGTTCGCGTTCAGTCAGCAGCTTAAACATCTGCTGCTCGTATTTGGTTTTGATTGGACCGAGCGAGTTGACCAAGAATGTCAGGTTCTTTTGCTCCAAGCTGTTGTAGCTGACGCTGCTGTTATCTCCTGGCATAGACTCGACGCCAAACAACAAAGCGATGTCCTGGCGATCAAATTGACGTTGCTCAATGAACTGTGCATCTGTGTTGCTCATTTGCAATACGGTTGCCTTCATGCCGTTTCGAAGCAATCCAATCGCGCCGCCAGATTCTTCGGTTGCGTGAATTTTCCGGAAGCCATCGAGAAACGCTTTTGCATCCTCTTCCTTTTTCAACTGGTTCGCGGTGTCCTCTAGCAACATCGCAGACGTAAAGCCCTTTTTCATTTGCGACTGAACACGCTTGGTTGCCGAAATTTCAATGCCAAACGTACGCCGTGCAACTTCGGCAAGGCTTAACCCCTCGACGCCATCGACGCTCAACCCAGGCAAGTGAAAAACATCTTCGTCAGGCAGTGCAATTGTGCCTTCTGCGTCGTTTTCCATGTCCTTGAACAATGGCAGTCGCTCGTCTCGAAGTGGTTTTGTTACGTGCCAAATACGCCCGTCAACCATCATCGTGCGTGTTCGGTCTGGCATTAGTGGAATCATTTCAACTGGCCGCGTTCCTTCGCGTCGAATAAATGCGCGACCATTGCCCCAAAGCAAAGCGTGAACAGTCATCAATTGCTGAAAACAGCTTGCTGTCATGTACGGACTGGGTTGCTGCTTTACCAAGTAGAACGCTGGATGTTCGACAGCCTCGCGAATTGTTCGGTTTGTCTTTTCGTACAGAATCAGCGGCATCTGAACCATGCAACCAGATGCACGATTAAGGCAGTACCAAACAGCCGGAAGCCCGACAATTTCCTTTGTGCGAACCGTACTGTCTTCGCCGTAGAAAATTTCCTTGAACCAATCCGCAACCGATTTAAGCGTCAATCCTGACATTGCAACCCCTACGTTATTAAAGCTGAACCGCTCGCTCGCGCGGGTTGAATCATCGCCAAACGAAAAGCCATCAGAACCGCGACGATTGGGTCAATCTTGTCCTTGCTGCTTTTTCGATCTGGCT